GTGCCATATGCCTCTGTGGTGTAATGGATAGCACAACACTCTTCTAAAGTGTAAAGTGTAGGTTCAACTCCTACCGGGGGCACCATTTATGGGCACGTAGCTCAGATGTGTAGAGCAATCGCCCTTTAAGCGATAGGTCTTGGGTTCAAGTCCCAATGTGCCCACCATTATTAACCATATTACATTTTATAAAGAATGTAGGGGGGTTTAATAATGAAAAAGCTAATTATCCTACTTGGATTGCTGTGTTGTATAACACCAGTATATGCACAAGATGTTAGAGCAATTAAAACAAATGAGTCATTTGAAGAAGTGGCACGTATTGACCATGTACAAGAAATAAGAATTAATACAATGCCACGCAGACAATACACACCAACAAACCTTAGAACTCAATACGAAATGAGATTTACAGGTAAAAATGATACTACAGGTGCTATGACAGTATGGTCAAATACTTTTACAGACTATGATACAAAAGTTACTGGAAGTGGTTTAGAAGGTGATGACTATTACATATATGATAATGCTGGTCAGAAATTTAAAACTGGTGAACATATAGATTTAACTCCAATACAAACAAGCATAAACAATGTAATAAATGATGTTAATGTTAATAAAGCAAATATACAGCAGAATACATTAGATATAAATGGTCTTAGAACTGATTTAACAGCAACAAACAATAATGTAAGTCAAAATGCACAGAACATTCAAAAGAACTCTAATAAAATAGAAATTAACAGACAAAATATCCAGATAAATAAAAATAATATTGAGAGTCTTACAGATAGAATGAATAGGACAGCACAGGATATTAATAGATTAGATAATAGAATAAACAATGTTGAACAAAATATGAGGTCTGGGCTTGCTACAGTAACAGCATTAACTTCTTTACACCCTAATCCGAGGTCTGATGCTCCTGTTGAATTATCTCTTGGTACAGGCATGTACAAAGACCAATGTGCTGGAGCTGCTGGTTTATTTATACACCCAAATGATTGGAGTATGTTACAGGGTGGCTTTGCATTTGGTAATTCTGACAATTATGCTGGGTACGTTGGCATGACATTTAGTTTGCCTTGGTTTAAAAAAAGAAAATAAAATAGTTGACAAGACTACACATTTTATGATATAATTGGATATCGAGTGTAAGAAGGAGAGATAGGAATGATACAAGCGATTAATCCAATTAATAGAAGTAATATTAGTTTTGGAAATGGACATAGAGCTGGAAAAGAATGCATTAGATTCATTACAAGCTCAAAACCTACAGATTTAGAAAGAAGTATTCTAAAGAAACTTGGTATAGAACCAACGGAAGCTATAGTAAAAAAATTTGCAAACGGAGAAACTTATGTAAACATTCTCGGTGATATGAGAAGCCAAGACGTGTTCATAATGGCTCCAACAGGTAGAGAAGTTAATGACAACCTTATGGAAACTTATTTGAAGGCTGATGCAGCTAGAAGAATGGGTGCAAATAAAGTTGTTGCAGTTCTTCCAAACTTCCCTTATGGTCGTCAAGAACGTAAGACTGAAATGGGAGAACCAATATCTGCTAGATTAAACTTAGCACTGTTACATGCATCTGGTGTAGATGAAGTTATTACTTCAGATATACATGCATCTGCAATGCAGGGGTTTGCTAGAGAAATGAAATTAACCGATTTAACTTCGTTAAATGAAATGGTTGAATATTTTAAAGGTAAATTCTCTGAATTACATAATTTAGTGGTAGTTTCACCAGACCTTGGTGGTGCTAAAAGAGCAGATAAATTTGCTAAAGCACTAGGTTGTGAGAAAGCTATTATTTATAAGAACAGAACAGCCCACAACCAAGCTAAAGCAGAAATGCTTTTAGGTGATGTAGAGGGTAAAGACTGTATTATTTATGATGATATTATAGATACCGCAGGAACTATTACCGAAGCATCAAACATGCTTAAAAGAAATGGTGCTAGAGATATTTATATAGCAGCTTCACACGGATTATTTAATCCACCTGCAATAGATAGATTAAAAGAAGCACCTATTACAGAAATTGTTGTTACAAATAGTGAAATCAAACCAGATTTCGCTAAAGTAAAACAAGTTGATATTGCACCAGAAATTGTAGGTACTATTTTAGATATTTCTGGTTAGGTATTGACAAGAACATACATTTATGATAATATGAATGTATAAATTAAAAAACTACTAACATACAGCACCTCTTGCGATAGTAGCTTGGAGTAGTTACCAAGTGACCTCAATGGGACGGACTGTATGGAGAAGAAATGGGTAGAACTAACTACTCTACCCAACTTCTTTAAAAATATTATATTATTAAAAGTATGGCGGTGTCGTCTATCGGTTAGGACAGCTGGTTTTCAACCAGCAAAGCTGGGTTCAACTCCCTGTACCGCTACCATAAGGGTTATTGGTGAAGTGGTAATCACAGCTCTCTGTCACGGAGCAGTCAAGAGTTCAATTCTCTTATAGCCCGCCAAATTAAATAAGAGAGGTGATGTGGCTAGACATCATTCGGTTCTTTACTCCTAGCCGAGTACTATGGACTGACGAGATAATAGGCTAGTTACCGACTGGAGTTCGGTACTAGATGAATCAAGCTCATTTAATATTTCCTACTGTCTCAGACAGAAGTCAGAATAGAGACAGAAAGGTGTTGGAGCACCCTCACCTTGTTAGGGCTAGGTGCTCCTTCTCTAAGTTTAATGGTAACTGCGTACCAATGGTCTATGTAAGGACTGCTTTGAAAGAAATCCTAGGTGTAAGACAGATTACATAGAGAATAAAAGGCAGAGTTGCGGAAAGTTGCTAGTCCGTAAGAGGTTGCTGATACAGGTTGAGACCTTAAAGCCTGTATAACATGGGGTCGCATGTTCCAAGGTGGCGAGATTCCCTTGCAAGGAAACTGTGAAGAGTTCGATTCTCTCCGACTCCACCATTTACATTGAAAATTAAATATTATGGGGGTGCCCGGTTTTGACGTGGTAAGACTAGGTACACATAGCATGCAGAGACACATGACCTCTTTAAATCGTGTAAATAGAGAAACGACAACAACGTAATCTCTGCTGACTTCGGCAAAAAAGTTGCTCTTGCTGCTTAATAGCAATCAACAGAAGTAATTTATAATTGAAACTGTAGATTATAAGTTAGGTTACAGTACGTGGTGGTAAACCTGCCAGTGACGTGGTGTTCTACAGGCATTAAATGGACCAGAACGACCAGACCTCACAGGTGATGATTAACACCAAGTGAACAAAGGCTAAAATAAATAATCAAGAAGCATGTACAACTGTGGGTGCACAGATATTGCGGACAGGAGTTCAACTCTCCTCACCTCCACCATTTAAAAGTTTCTGGTAGTATGGTGTAATTTCATAGGAATACAGAACTGTAGCTACAGAAGGACACCTATGAAAATGAGCATTGGTATTACGTTGACACTAGTACAATTAATTAGCAACGAATTAAACGTATGAGTGAATACCAAAAGCATAACTCCCTTGTTTTGGGAGAGGTATAAGTTAAAGGTCTTATTACTACCGCCATGCTCGGTTAATTCAGTTGATAGAATGCCACTCTTACAAAGTGGAAGTCGTTGGTTTGAGTCCATCACCGAGCACCATATAGTCCCTCCTCTATTGAGAAATAAAGACTGGTTGCAAACACCTTTATTTCAAAGACGGTTCTAAATAGAGGTACACTTGGTAGATATAACCTATGTTGCAACTAGAGGTTATATAAGGATAGTGATTAGACCAGTTCAACTCTGGTGGGGACTTCATATTTCCCGGTCGTCTAATGGTAGGACAAGTGGTTTTGGTCCATTTAATCGAGGTTCGAATCCTTGCTGGGAAGCCATTTATCAAGTCGCAGTGTAGGGACCACTTGCTGGAGTAATCAATGGTCGACTAGGTTACGTAGAAGGTTGTGGATAGTATAACTGACTTAAAACTCCCTCATAGTTGCAATATAATGGTAGGTAGCTCAATGGCAGAGCTCTCGGCTGTTAACCGAGCGGTTGGAGGTTCGAATCCTCTCCTACCAGCCATTTTAAAGGAGAGCAATAATGAATATACTAGGCATACAGAGTACTGTAGGTGGCTTACAGCATTTTACTTCTGCCAGCATAGTTATAGATGGTAAAGTAAAAGGGAATTATGAAGAAGAAAGATTTAATAGAATCAAAGAATCTGATAAATTCCCTTATTTAGCTATAGAAAGATGTTTAAAAAATAATGGTTTAACTATTAATGATATAGATGTAGTAGCTTCACCATTAAGTTTAGATAACCTTAAAGAATTCTTTCCAGACCTTACTAAAGATGTAAAAACAATTTATCACAGCCATCATATGGGGCATATCTGTAGTGCATTTTATCAGAGTGGGTTTAAATCAGCAGTATGTTTAATTGTAGATGGTTGTGGTGACCAGAATGAAGGTGTTACAATTGCTCAAGTTAAAAATAATGAAATTAAAATATTAAAGAAGTTTAGCATTGTAGAATCTTTAGGTTTACTTTATACTGCTGGTGCTAACTATTGTAATTTAGGAGAAAGTGGAGAAGGTAAATTAATGGGTTTAGCTGGATATGGCACTCCTAACAAAGATATCCCTATTATAGACTGGGATGATGAAACTAATAGTATAAAACAATATTATCTTAAATATGACACAGAAGACATATTAGGGTTAGATGATAATGTAGCTGTTATATTTGAATATGTTGCTTCAAAGATTTCTGATTACTTTGCAGAAAATATTTATCCTTATAGTGATTCCGAAAAAAATAATCTAATGTGTTATACAAACTTTGCAGCCACTATTCAATATAATTATGATAAAATTATGATGAAGTTGGCTAAATATTGTAAGGAATTAACAGGAGAGGATAATTTAGTTATGTCTGGTGGTTGTGCAAATAATTGTATTGCCAATAACCTTATAGTTAATTCTAAATTATTTAAACATTTCTATATTGACCCAGCACCTCATGATGGCGGTTGTGCTTTAGGTTACGCTTTGTATGCAGCTTATGAACTTGGTGAACCTATTGAAAATAAAAAAGTAGATAATTCATACATGGGCAAAGTTTATACAGAAGAAGAAATATCTGGTTTAGATGCTGAATATTCAGATTATGATGAAGATAAAACAGTTTCAGATTTAGCAGATAATAAAATAATTGGGTGGTTTCAAGGCGGTGCAGAATTTGGACCACGTGCATTAGGACACAGAAGTATATTAAGCAATCCTAACAGTATAGATATGCTTTATAAAATGAATAATATTAAAGGAAGAGCTACTTGGAGACCTTTGGCACCTGTAGTTGCTGATGAATTGTTTGATTTAATATTTGACACAGATAACTATGACTTAACAGAATTTATGTTAAGAGCCATGCCTATAAAAGAAAGCATGAAAAAACTTATAGTTGCTGTTTGCCATATTGATGGTACAACAAGACCTCAAAGATTAACTAAGCAAGCAAACCCAGAGTTACATTCGCTTTTAATGAATTTTTATAGAAAAACTGGGGTTCCTTGTTTAATAAATACATCTTTTAATAGTAGTGAAGAACCTATAATAGAAACCCCAGAACAGGCATTAGTATTTTTAAATACGCATGATGCTATGGATAGTATTATATTTAATTGTAGGTATGAAGTAAAGAGGAGACCGTAATGAAAATTTATGACCCAAAGACTAAAAGAAATATTGTTAAATTTAACGAATATGAATTAAATGGTGCTACAGCATGCCCAGAATGTCATAGAAGTTTTAAAGATTATGATATTAAAAATCTTGAAGAACGTGGCAAAATAAGCTGTGTAAAGTGTGGTGCTAAATTAAAGAAATAATGCTTGACAAGATAAATGCTTTATGATATAATTGCATTATAGTAAAAGACGAGAGATAATCACCTAATAAGGTAGAAAGAGAGTATTTATGGGAGTAAAAGGAACGAAGCTAGTCTTTTGGACTGCTAGAGAGCTTAGACTTCTGGAGAAGTATTGCTCAAAAGGTATGGCTTATTTAATGAAAGTATTACCTAATAGAACAGAGCAAGCAATTAGAGTTAAATGTTGTTATATGGGTCTAACCATAGGAGATAGTACAACACAAGAAGTTATAGAAAGGTTATATATGGTGGTTTAAATGCAAAGGTTGGGAAGTAAGAAGAGATTAGCTCCTAAATTATGGGAGACTATAGTAAAGCATGTACCTATAACAGATGAAACATATTTTGTTGATTTATTCTGTGGTGGGTGTGGTATGGCATCTTATGTACCATTAAAGAATAAGATTGCTAACGATAAAAGTAAACCTTTAATAGCATATCTTAGAAAGATAGTTAAAGATACCAGTTGGTTGCCTAAAGAAAATAATATAACTAAAGAAGAGTATGAGCATATGAGAGAAAATCAACACTTATACCCTTTATATCAATTAGGTTATGTAGGGAATAATTATAGTTTTAATGGGCAATATTTTCAAGGATTTGCTAATTATAAGAATAATGCTAATATAGCTTTAAGAGCATACAAATCAGCAGTTAAAGATGCTGAAGCACTTAAGAATGTAAAGATATATAATAGAGATTATAAGAATGTACCTATTCCTCCGAAAAGTATTGTATACTGTGATATACCATATAAAGGTACGGCTAAATATAATGACATAGATGAAGAATTTGATTATGATGAATTCTATAGATATGTTAAGAAACTTAGAAAACAAGGACATTATGTATTTATTAGTGAATATACCACAGAAGTACCTAATGGTATTGTTGAAATAGGTCAATATAAGAGAAAAAGTAATATGAGAAATAGTGGTAAATCACGTACAGGTAGAAAGTTTGCAGAATATAAACGTAGAAAAAAGAAATAATGCTTGACAAGATAAATGCTTTATGATATAATTATATTATAGAACATTGAAAGCAATGCAGAAGGTCCTTCGCACTTTGACCTTGAACGAAAAAGAAGAAGTGTGCTCAGTGTAAAGGTAATTTCCTAGGGACTTTGAACCTTCTGGGCAATGCAAAAAGTCCTATGGTTACACCAGTCATTCCAACGCTACTGGATTAGCTACCCAAAAGTATATACAATCCATTAGGTAAAAAGGTGAGGTAAGGCAGATACCTTAGAGTCGTTCCTCAATCTGCTATATAGCGGAGTAGAGCAGTGTGGAGTGCTCGCAAGGCTCATAACCTTGAGGTCGTGTGGTTCAAGTCCCACCTCCGCAACCATTTAGGGGAAGCAACACCTTTAAAAGTTGCAATTTATGGACATAAATGGTTTCCGGGGGACGAACCTAAAGAAACGTACCCCCTGCCATTTAGAAGAGAGTGTATGAAAAGAGTATTTGTTTTATTAATGATGTTATTAAATATAGGAGCATGCCATGCCACATCTAATTCTGCAAGTGTAGAATTTTCTATTGTGATTCCAGCATTTCTTAATATAACCCCATTAACTAATACAACTCTTGTAGCTCATGTACAGAACGGAATAGTAACCAATCCGTTAAAAGTTAAATACCGGGTTGTTTCAAATATTCCAGAAACTACACTTTATCTAACTTCTAAATCAATGGTAGATGGTGGACTTGAGCATTCAATGTTTGAGTGTGGTGGAAGGGTTTATATAGCCTTTTCTTCTGTGTTTCACCCAGCTTCTTACCAAAACTTAAATGAGGCTAAAATAAATTTAAAAGCTCCTAATGTATTAGTATTACCTATAAATAATATATCTGGGACAGAAAGTAAATTTAAGTATGATAAATATGAGATTTATATAAAGAATGGTACCTACTACATTGATGTAAATGTAGGTATGGCACCACCAGTTAGAGCAAACGTCAACGGAATGTACCAAGCAACATTGTACTTGACAGAAACGGAAATATAGTATGATTAAAAAAATTTTAATAGCTTTTATAGTATTATTTAGTTTTCAAATTGTTGGGTTTGGGTATAATTACTATCATCCTTATAGTAATCCAGCTCACCCCTTACATATAATGAACCCGGCTAACCCTGTTAGTCCATTAAACCCTGTGCGTCAAAGTGGGTATTATAATTCTACTCGTAGGACTTTATATAATCCTAAAGAAGAATATTCATATAGGATTTATAGAATATATGAGTTATGCTATAAAAATTATTGCAGACAAACTACCAGCCGGGAACTAAAGCATGCCATCAATACGTGTATTAAACATAGTGGTGGAATTGCTTGTTTGTATAAGGTGATAGATTAAATTTTAATTCATGAATATAAAAGAATTAGAAGTTAAAATTAATAAACGTCTCAACCCTAAATTATGGGATAGATTTCAAGAGAAAAGAGTCAATGGCAACATTAGCTATCATCTAAAAGATGAAGTTCTTAAAAAATTAAGAGAAATAGCTAAAGCATTTATTGAATACCTTGAAATACCTAAAGATGCTGTTAAAGACATACGTTTATTAGGGTCTTCTGCTAATTATAATTATACTAAATATTCAGATATAGACCTTCACTTAGTTGTAGACTTAAATATGATTCATAAGTCATGCCCTGTTGTTGAAGGTTATTTACGTGCTCAGAAAACATTATTTAATAAAGAGCATGACATTACTATTTATGGAATCCCTGTTGAACTTTATGCAGAAGCAACAACAGACCATACAGCAAGTAATGGTATATTTTCTGTAATGGAAAATAAATGGATTCATGAACCTTCAGAACCTAAAGTAAGTATTAATGACCTTGCTGTAAGAGCTAAATATGAAGAACTTGAAAAAGCTATTGAAATGACAGGTTCGCAAGATGAAGCTAAAGAATTGCTTGAAAAAATATACATACTTCGCAAAGCAGGTTTAGAAAAAGGTGGAGAGTTCTCTGTAGAAAATATTGTGTTTAAAAAGCTGCGTGACCACAATCTTATTCAGAAATTAAGAGAACAAGTTAAGCATGCTTTTGATAAAGAATTAAGCCTTGATGAAAAGAAAGAAGAAAAGCACAAAGCATTAGTTAAATATATAATGACTAATACTATAGCTGATTACTTGACAAAAGACAATGATTAATAGTATACTACTATAATGGAACAAGATGTTAAAATTGCTGTAGAGCTATATAAAAATTATCAGATTACAGGCATGCACTTCTATAAATCATGTTGTATGCATGACCTTATATATACAAATTCTTGTAAAGGTGTTACTGTTAGGTGCCCCTATTTTTTCGCTACTGACTTATGGAACAGGGATTGTATTCTTATTAGGTTAAATATTGTTAAGTAAAACTTGACAAGTGAGTATATTTTAGTGTATAATAGTTTATGAGGATTAAAAATTATGGAAGAAATCAAAAAGTTAGTATTAGAAGCACTAAAATATGAAGAAGAATCTTATATGCCTCATTATGGCACATTAGATGTACTTAGACGTTTAGTGTATATATTTGAACACGAAGAAAGGACAGATAATGAGGAAGTATCTAAATAACATCTTATCTTGGTGTGAAAACCCAGAAGAAGGTGCATTAAATCAAGCAATAAGAATTTCTGAGCACCCTTGGCTAGTTGGCAATGTATGCCTCATGCCCGATACTCACGAAGGGTATGGTATGCCTATTGGTGGGGTTGTAGCGTTAGATAACGCAATTTGCCCTAATATGGTAGGTGTAGATATTGGTTGTGGTATGTTAGCAGTTAAGACTTCATTAACTGATATTACTATAGACCAATTAAAAGCTATACTTGGTGGTTCTAAAGAAAATAAAGGTGGAATCAGAGGGAGAATCCCTGTTGGTTTCAATCATCATAATAAGGACCAAGACCACCCATTATTTAATTTACCTATTTGGGAAGACACAACTATATGTAAAGAAGAAAAGAATTCTGCACGTAGACAGATAGGTACTTTAGGTGGTGGTAATCACTTCATTGAAATTCAGCGTGGTAGTGATGGTCACATCTGGTTTATGATACATAGTGGTAGCCGTAACCTTGGTTATAAGGTTGCTAAACATTATAATGAGAAAGCCAAGGACCTTTGTTTACTGTGGAAACAAGACCAGATAGTTCGTGATGATTTGGCAGTATTACCAAGAGGTACTAAAGAGTTTGATGATTATTTAAGAGAAATGGACCTATGCCTTGAATTCGCTTACGCTAACAGAGAACTGATGGCAAAAGTTATCAAGGAAGAATTTGTTAGAGTATGTGGTGATGTAGAGTTCATTGAAGAAATTAATATTCATCATAACTATGCAAGTCTGGAAAACCATTATGGTAGAAACGTATGGGTACACCGTAAAGGTGCTACTTTGGCTCGTCCTAGCACTACTGGTATTATTCCCGGCTCGCAAGGTACAGCTTCCTACATAGTTCAAGGTAAAGGTAATGAAGCCAGTTTACAATCTTGCTCTCACGGAGCAGGTCGTAAGATGTCACGTAAGAAAGCACAGGAAAATCTTGATTTGGCTGAAGAGCAAAGAAAGCTGGACGAGAAGGGTATTCTTCACGCAGTTCGTTATCAGTCAGACCTTGATGAAGCATCTGGTGCTTATAAAGACATTGACGTTGTAATGGAAGAACAGAAAGACTTAGTAGAAATATTAGTAAAGTTAAGTCCTTTAGCAGTAGTTAAAGGGTAAGGAATTAAAATGGTAACATATTTAAAGAGTGTAATGTATGGCATAGTAGGTGCAATAATGGCATTAATAGCAGGTGTACTTATACCTGCTGTTGCCATTGGCATCTTAATTGCTGGATTATGCGGAGCAATTAAGCTCGATAGTAAATAAGTGTAAAAGGAGACAAAGAAATGACACATTTATTCAACTTTGCACTGTATGGTGCAGGTGCACTTGGTATTATTGTAGTGTTCTTAGTTCTGTACATCTTAGGATTACGCAGAATTGTAAGACCAGACCAAGTTCATGTTGTTCAGAGAAACAACACGTCTGATGTATATGGTTCATCAGCAAAAGACAACAAAGGTAATACTTATTATGAATTTCCAGAGTGGATTCCTAAATTAGGTGTTACAGTAAAGAAATTATCAACGGCAATCTTTAACATTGAGTTACCAGAATATGATGCTTATGATAAAGACCGTTTACCTTTCTTAGTTGATATTCAAGCATATTTCAGAATATCTGACTTCCGTGTAGCTGCTTCAAAAGTAAGAGATAGCAAAGAATTGGAAGGACAACTAAAAGGTATTGTACAAGGTGCAGTTCGTTCTTTACTTGCTAAAGAAGACCTTGAATCAATTATGTCAGAACGTGCTAAGTATGGTAAACAATTTACAGACTCAGTAGCAGACCAGTTGCAAGAATGGGGTGTTATTGCAGTTAAAAACATTGAGTTAATGGATATTAAAGACTCACATGGTTCTGAAGTAATTGCTAACATCATGAAGAAAAAGAAATCAGCTATTGAAATGGAATCAAGAACTACAGTTGCTAACAATATGAAACAAGCTAAAGAAGCTGAAATTGTGGCAAACCAAGAAGTAGCACTTAAAGAACAAGATTCTGTAAGAGAAGTTGGTTTAAGACAAGCTCAAGTACAACAAGAAGTAGGTATTGCTAACGAGCAACAAATGCAGAAAGTACAAGAGCAAGCTAAAATAACAGCAGAAAAAGAAATGGAAGTACAAAGAGTACGTGAAGTTAAATCTGCTGAAATTACTAAGCAGGCTGCTGAAGTTAAAGCTGCACAAGACAAAGAAGTTGCAACTATTAATGCTGAAACAGCAGTTGTTAAAACTGAAGCTGAAAAGAAAGTTAAAGTCCTTAATGCTGAAGCTGAAAAACAACAAGTTATGTTACACGCTGAAGCTAATAAAGAACAGATTACTCTTAAAGCTGAAGCTGATTTAGTTACAGCAACTAATGAAGCTAAAGGTACAGAAGCAAAAGGTAAAGCACAAGCTCTTGCACAAGAACTTGCTAAGAAAGCATCAGTACAAGACCAAGTAACACTTGCTAAAGAAGTAGGTGAAAACCAACCTTATCAAGACTTCTTAATTAGACAAAAACAAGTAGAAGTACAGGGTGATGTGATGAAAGCAGTTGGTGTTGCACAAGCTCAGAACTTATCTGGTGCAGATGTTAAAATCTTCGCTAATGCTGGTACAGTTTCTGAAGGTGTTGGTAAAGCAGCTGGTATCTTTAATCCGGGAACAGCATTTGACATTGCTTCAATGATAGAAGCCTTCAAATCAACTCCTATGGGTGCAGAAATACTTGATAAAGTGCTCCATACAGGTGATGCAGTAAAAACTATTGAAACTGTAAACCAAGTAGTAAAAGAAAAGAAAAACAAAGCACACTCAGTGTTTAAAGAAGATTAATAATTCTAAAGGGATTGTTATGGGAGAGATAAACTCTCCCATTCCCTTTTAGAGAGGTAATAAATATGTCAGAAGGTAAAAAGATAATAATAGAAGCATTAATAATGTTTGCAATATTTATGGTACAATACATTATATGGTTATGGAAAGGTTAATATGTTTGACTCAATAGTAGAATCAGTATGTAATGAATTTAGAAGAAGTTTAGAGCCTTACGCAACAGTAGAAGAGATATTGACAGTATTTGACAGAATAATATCACAAATGGACTATGCTCAAAAGATAACAGGCAGAAAACAATCTGTACTATCTACTACACATACAATGACACGATTATTACCACCATATAACTTAGATTACAGTGAACAAGTGTATATTCAATACTATTACAGAGAATATAGTGAGATATTAAAATGAAGGTAGCATTGATACTAGGGGATTCACCTTTAATAAAAACTTGTGAATATGAACTCCCTTACATATTAAACAAATATTTTTCATTAGGTATAAACAGAATTATTAGAAAGTATACAACATCAAGACATATCTTTGTAGACGAAGAAATGGCTTATTTATCTAATGAATATCCAGACATCCCTGCCATAACCATACCTAAAAATGGTAATTTGTTAAATAAAGAAAAAGAATTAATAAATACTTTCAGTAATAAAGTAGATATAGCTTACCATAATCTTGTAGAATTTAAAGTAATAAATGAAAATAATGAACTGGCATGGTGTGGTTTTACACATGACTATGCAATATCATATCTTGTAAGTAAGGGTTATGAAAACATAGTATTAATAGGAACGGCTGATTTCATAGATGGCACACATTATTCAATAGATGAAAAACCTTTTGATAGGTCCGCTATCCTTCAGAAAAATTCTGTTCAGTTCATAGAATCTGTGCATAATGACAAAGCTGTTATTTATACTATAAACCCCTTTTCATTATTAAATGTAAATTTCATATCAGTAGAAGAATTGTTGAAAGGAGAGATATAGCATGCCAACAGAACCTTTATTTACAAAGAGACCTTTATCACTTTATGACAGAGAGAATAATACGTTCATGATGATAAGAGAATTAATAAAGGAATTTCCAGAGTATGCCAGTCATTGTGACTATTGCAAAGACTTGGCAATAATGTTTAAGATGAATTTTTCGCAGGAATTAGTAGAGCTTGAAACTTTATTAAATATCTTGTATAATTATAAAAAATTAAGAGAGGAAACTAAGTTAAGAGTTTTAAAATAAATTTATGTATTCTTGATGGTAGCCTATTGTTATTACAATAGGCTTTTCTTTTAATGCTTGACAAGAGAAAAATTCTATGATATACTTTTTGAGTAATAAGGAGAAAGAAATGAAATATACAACACAACAAGAAACTATACTTAATACAGTATTTGACACAGGCGAAAACAGAAGCTATGTAGTAGAAGCAGTCGCAGGTGCAGGCAAAACTACAACTATATTCGCTTTATGTAATAAATTAAAAGAGATAGGTGAAATAAACCCTTCAAGTAAATTAGTATTATTGATGTATAATAAAGAGCTGAAAGAATCTACAACTAAGAAAATTAAAAAGTTAGGTTTAGATGATGTGGTAGAATGTAGAACTCTTCATAGCTTTGCTTATAAAGGGGTGTCCAGTAAAGAAGGTAGGCTCCCTATTTTAAAAAATGAATGGAAAGAAATTTCTGTTATTATAGATAGTATAAAACGCAGGGACTTTGCCAGATATAGAAATGTAACTAATTATAGGGTATACAAAGTATTAAAAGACTATTGGAAGTCTTCTTTAACCCCTATATCAACTTATTGTGCAACTGTACTCCCTAATGAAGAAAAAATTAAAAAGTTGGATATAGAAAAAGATACAATGGAAACTTTAGAGTTGGCACAAGCCACTTTAAACTACATGAAAAAAGCTCATAAATGGACGCACGATATGTATTTGAAGGAATACGCTGTAGAATATACAGACCACCCTTATTGCAAATACATAGCAATAGATGAAGCACAAGATATAAATAATTTTACTGCAATGTTCTTACGCAGAATAAGATATAAAAAACTTTATTTAATAGGTGATGAACACCAGAGAATTTATCAATTTAATGACACAGTAAATATGATGGCAGAGTTAAGACCTGTTTCTACAGTATTACCCCTCACTTATTCTTTCAGATTAAATAGAATAACTTGTGAGTTCTGTAATCGTATTCTTGCTTTAAAAGATATGTCTTATAATGAGAACGGTGGTTTAGTTCAGCCGGGACACTCTGATTCAACACTCCCAGATAACTATACATCACTCATATTATTCCGTACAAGAAACACAATGGTAAAATATGCAATAAGTAATATATTACAGGACCCTTCAATCCATGTAAAATTCTTAGGAGGTTCCTATAATTCTTTTTCTAATATGGTAGGAGAAGATTTACCTTGGTTGGCTGCTATGTTGGAATCTTCTGGTTATACACAGGCTAAAAATACTTTCATAAAATCATTTATGGATGAAAAGAGCTGGCAAAACCCTTATTCTAAACAAATAATAGAAATGATGCGTGATGCTAAAGCAGAACACTTAACATTATGTGCTTATATTTATCAGCATAAAGGTGAAGTAGATAGAGAAATATCAAGATGCTGTAGCCTTTATTATCATATAACAGAAAAAGATACAAACCCTGTATATTTAATAAAAGGTTTTCAAGCATTAAAAGATGTAATGGCTGGAAAAAATAAAAGCAGTAGTAAAGTTCTTACACTAAGTACAGCTCACTCTGCTAAAGGCTTGGAATATGACTATGCAATAATAGCCAGAGATATATGGAACCTTGATAAAATAGAAAATGTAAACTTATTGTATGTAGCTGTAAGTCGTGCACATATATATTGTGAAACAAAATATGTAGAAGATATATTAGCAGATTATGAATACTTAAGAGATAAGTATGGTTGGAAAGCAACCGAAGAAGGTTTAAGCCGTGCACTTAAAATTAAGATTCAAGGTGAAGAAGATGACATACAGGAATTATGCACAATGTCATTAGAAGAAATAGATACAAAATATGTAAAAGCTGAAAATGGACTTGCTAAATTAAATGAATTGTATGCTAATAAAGGTGTAGTTGGATATTATATATCTACTAAATCAGATGGTGATTTTACTGAAGGATATGGTTTAGATAAACCATATAATTTAGATTCATTTGAAGAAAACGAAGAACCTATAGAAACAGCTTTATTAAGGTGACAGGCATGAACGGAAAGTGGTTTAAAATAACTTGCCCTAATTGTGGCAAAGTATATAATTGTAAATTCTTTGGTATAATAAGTGAACACTGCTATCTATATGTAACACAAGATAGTAAAAAGATAGTAGGACTGCTGGAAACAGGAGAACTTGAATGCCCTAGGTGCCACACTATGTTTATAGATGAATAATATAGATGAATAAACAAATAGGATTATAGTTACTTATATGACTAAAGGTGTTAACCAAAGTTACATAACTAAGTTGTGCCTGTGCGGAAGCTGCTTGCACAATAGGGTAAAGTTTTTCAAAAATCTGGAAAATTTCTGTGAGGCATTTAACTCACCAGTAATGCCGGGGTTTTCGACCCCTCTATTTGCTTTTCAGGTAGTGATGATGGGCATTTCAGCCCATATGCACCCTCATACCCTATACATATAAAAAACTTGACAACTTAAATCACCTATGTCATAATATAGGTGTAGATAACATCTACATTGAACTTTGACAATTCCATATATAAACACTCGTTTCGGCAATAGTTACGGCTGAAACCGTAACTATAAGGGGCTTTCGGTCATAGTGTAACAGTAAAACGCCCGTAATTTCGGGCAGAAAGAGGTACAATATGACACAAGACGCAGAACAAATCAGAAACGCAGAAAACTACAAGAACAATTATGACGCTATTCAAGATGAAATCAACTCCCTCAATGCTAAAATAGCAGAGTTGACCGAGCGTATAGACGTTCTTAAATCCGGGGCTTATGACTATTACGAAGTTTATGGTCAATGCATGTCCTCAAATCGTTTCAAAGACATACATATCAGTATTGACGAGTCTGTAATCCTTGATACGAAAGCAATTATGGCTAAATATTCCGATTGGGCTAAACGATTTCCAACAAAGATTAAGAGCCCAACAAGTTACATTAAAACCAACGCAAATAATGCGAAGGTTAAACAAAAACAATAGTAACGATTTAGATTAACGATTTAGACCGAAAGCCTCTTATAGTTACGATTTACGGAACGAGTATAGATTGAAAAGACAGCGAGGGCTGTCTTTTTTATTAAGTGATAGATTTAAGTCGCCTTGATTAAGGCAGAAAGGAAACATTATGACTACAAGAATGTACACAGAACAAGACAAATCTAAACTGATTGAGATTGCTCTCAATGAAAGCGGAACGATTAGCGGATGCTATTCAATGTTTCACGATTTTAGTGGAACGAACGCATGGTTGTTATCCATTCAACAGATGGATAGGGGTTTAGATGTAACCCCAGTTATGTGTGGAAGTAAATGGGTTAAGTCTGGTATCATTTCAGAGGAAACAAAGAAACGATTATACAAACAGAACATGCAGATGTTTGCAAGAGTCCCGCAACAAGTACCGATTTACGAAATGGATGAGGAAACAAACAAGCCTAAAAAAGACAAAGACGGAAAACCGATTGTTAAGTATTTTAAGACTACATTCCCATTCAGCAGACATTTCTTTTCTTATTCAATGTTTAAAAAGAATGAGATACTTAAAGAGTACAAAGTTGAAGTAACAATTGACTTTGAGGAAACTCTGAAACGGTTAGACTTAACTATGATTAAGTATAACGACATTGACGGCAATTGCCAAGGGTATTGTTATCCAAAGAATAAAACGATAGCGATTAACCCAGTGGCTGAAAACCCACAAAAGACTTTACTCCATGAGATTGCTCATTGCTTACTACACAGTAATGACGAGCGATTTGTGGACACGACACAACCGAATGACAGATGTGTCAAAGAAGCCGAAGCTGAAATGGTTGCCTATGTTTGTTCAGTGATGTTAGGCGAAACGAATGAGGAAACATTGAGCCATTCAAGAGGTTACATTCAGAAATGGTTGAGCCGAAACTCTGACGGTAAAGCAGCCTTCACGAAAGAAAACACTGCAAGAGTAATGAATGCGATTGACATAGTAATGAAGGCAGTAGCGAACTACAAAGGGAACTATGACAAGACCAAAGTGAATGAGGACTTGAAAAGAGTTGACAAAGATAACGAGGGTTAAACCCCTCGTTTCTTTTTAAAGAAAGGAGAAATAAAGAATGAAGAGAGTGTTAGTTGCGATAGGTTTAATAACCTTGATAGGTTTACTTGGCAGATTTGAATGTCAAGACGAGATTACATCAGCACAGATAGACGCACAAAACAAACAAGAAGTCATTAAGACTTGGGAGTTAAGATGTGCAAGAGGTGATGTGTTTGATGTGGATGTATGTACAGCATTGAGAGGGGAGTAATCCTCTCTCATAGTTAAAAAAGAAAGGAATGAATGATATGACAACAGCAACTTTTTTAGGTTACAGATATGACGAAGATAAATTGAACCAATACGAAGAGAAGATTGAGGAAAGAAAGGAAGAAAGTTATGACGCAATACCTAACATGGAATACATTGACGAACTTGAAGGACAATACAGAGAGTATTCAGTTTGTGCTTGTTGTGGAAAGTTGATTACAAGGTCATTCTTTGGTTATGGTGCAACTTGTGCACAAAAGATGTTACAGAGCATTAATGTTGTATCAAAGATATCCCCGGAATTCAATGAAGTCCTAACTGATTATGCTCTAAGGAAGTGGTCAGCATATTCTGACATAGTGAAAGAGTTATACATCAGAGCCAACTCCAATGATAAAGGGGAGTTAAAGAAATTCAGAAATGAATTCAAGAAGTCATTTATCAAGAGTGTACTTGAAAACGAAACCGGGCGATTCAGCCGTAAGCAAGTAGATGTTATGAAGAATGACATTGAAAGACAGATATGGTATGACGAAAGAGTTATTGAAAAGATTGGTAAAGATAACTATGATATGCTTGGAAACAAGTTAGGTCTGATTAAGTTACACGACCCCGAACTACACCACGAACTCATAGGACAATTTGATGATGTAGTACATCAAGGAGACATAGTTAAGTTTGTTAGGATAACATACAAGAAAGCATGGATAGATAATCCTTGGTTTAATGGTGAAACAAAAAATTAAATCTGAGGGCACTAGCAAGCCCGTGAGCAAGAGTTTCGGTTTGAGGTGATTAGTTATAACATCTCAAACCTACCCCGTCTTAATGAGCCTCTGGGAGGGCAATGGGTAAACTTTCATGAAACTATGGAAATTCCATAACGATACTTGACAACTTAAAGCGATTGAAGTATAATGTTAGCACAACAAAGAAAGGAGCAGTACATTGAAAGTCAGATTAACCACATTAAAAGTAACGGAGTATGTTCCTGCGTATAATTATATGCAGGAGATACATGTAGTGTACGATTTCGTAAACCACAGATACCAAGTAGACGGTGGTAAATGGAAGTCAATGAATGAAAAGTACGAACAGGAAATTAAAGCACGCTATTCAGTAGCGTAGAAAGGATAGACTATGAAATACGATATGGAACGAAACATCTGTTATTGGTTAGCACAGCACTTAGGAATTGCAAGTCATATCATGTATGGAACTCGTAACGGAAAGAGGAAAAGGGTTGAATGTACATTCGTGATACCTCAAAAGATATTTGAGTATGACCGAGAACATGATGATGACCGTTGGTACATCTATGAGAAGGTCGGAGGTATTCAATTATTTCCACTTGATAGGAATTGGTTGAAGTACAAAGAGATAGAGTTTGGTTGGGATAGCCTATACCGAAGTTATATCCGGGAAAGGGTTGAGGGGAAGTAATTCCCCTCTTTGATTCAAAAGTGATTACATTAACATAAGGAGATAACGATATGGCAATGAAAAATTATAGGAAATCAATTACAGATAAACATTATGCAAAGTTAGCAATTTACTTTTATGCATTGAGATTAAAACAAAACCTAAGTCAAAAGGAATTAGCAAGTAAGATTGGAATAAACAGCAGCTTATTATCACAATTTGAATGTGGTAATAAGAAGTTAGGTTATGAAAACCTTGTTAAATTAGCACACGCATTGGGTACTGATACCACACAGATTAAACTGATGTATGACAGGATAGAACAAGATGTTCTTAAAGAATGGAACAAGATTAGTTTAAATACTTGACAACTTACAAAGGTTGATTTATAATGTTAGAGCACACAACAAAGAAAGGACGGTAGCAATGGTTACAACAGATGAAGTAATTAGGTCAATTGAAAACTATGTAAATAGTTTCACTTGTGATTTGGATGACGCAGTTGAAAAGTTAGGTTATATGCATCCAACATTACAACAAACATACACTAAGTTATGTTTGAAATGGTTACGGCACCTTGCAACTACTGATTATTATGACGGTAGAAATGAAGCAAGCGTTAAGTTTGCCCGGTCCATTAAAGACCAACTTGACCACGCAGTTATCCCTCTGGTTTAATCCAGAGGGTTGACAACTTAAACAAATTAAAGTACAATGATAGAGTAACACAGTAGCCCAGAGCTGGGCAGAAAGGAAGATAACAATATGACACAGACAGCACAAAAGATTACAGCACAAGATGTAGAAAGAGTTATGTGTAGCAGTTTTGGTTCAGAGATATTCTACAAAAGAGATTATGGTAAGTATATGGACTATACACAGGGAGTTATGAATGTTCAAAACGAACTGAACATGTATTGGTTCGTTGATGTAATGTATAGCCACATGCCAGCAGTTATATTGGATTACAAAACATCAGAAGATGATGAATGGTTTTATGTTGTTGAACTTACAGTAGAAGATAATCATACAGCTAAGTTCCGTATCTTCAAAGAAGATTACAGCAGTGGCGATTATGCAGAAAAGGATATAGCAGTACAAGACATAGAATATGTAGACCTACCTAAATGCACAATGAAATTCTTTTTAGCACTTGCAAATTATGAACCATTGGTATTTAGACTTTTATGTCCAAGTGAACATTAATAGAGGTATGCACTATGAGTAAGCGATTCAATAAAAGAGAAACCGTTGATAGACATTTTGCTATAAGGTGTCTACAACGGCTTGGACATTTACCTGATGTAAAAGACCTCGTAAACAAAATACAACAGAATGAATTAGAGTTCTTTGATAGACAAAGTAACAGGATAACTCGCTGGTTATGGACAGACCTTGTTACTAATATTCCTTGTGTATTAGTTTATGATAAGATTAGAAAACAAGTTGTTACAATACTATTTAGAGATTTGATGTATGCATAGAGTTGGGGACGGCACCGGGTAAAGTTTACAGGAACTCTGGAAATTCCAACAGGGTATTGACAACTTAAACCTATTGGTTTATAATGTAAGCACAACAGAAAGGAAGATAACAATGACAAGAAAATTTTATTTCAAAGATGTAACCTTGAAGCACAATAAGATGTATGGTTATAACACTAATGAAGTATCAATTTATTACCTCGATTCAGAGGGGCAACCACACTTAATAGATAGAATAACCTATCAAACCGGGAGTACACCGGGCAACAAACAGGAAGTATTTAACTACCTATCAGCAAACGGTTATATATCTCAAAAGTACAAAGGTAAAAACTATTACGATAGTGGAGCATATAAGATATACAAACTATTTGAAATGTTTTAATAATTAAAGGAGATAACATTATGAACAACACACCATATTTTTCATTGATATACATATTATTATTTGGTGGTTCACTCACTTTATTCTTTACAATAGGAGCTTTGGGGTGGGTGTACGATATACCTTCATTGACACACTTTGCATCACATATGTTTGATGTAATGGGAACAAAGACAGCTCTAAAATGTTTGGTAACTTGCAACATATTAGATATAATTGTTTGCCACATATTATTACCTATAAAAAATAACTTGACAAGATAAAATAGTTATGGTAAGATATAAGAGTGAACAGAACAAAGGAGATAACAAAATGTATATTAAACCACAGTATTTAATTGACGCAGAAAACAGATACAAACAAATGAAATGTATCACTAATTGGATAAACAATAACAGAGCAAAGTATATGGAAATAGTTAAGTTTGCTCATAACCAATGGTCAGATATGGTATTAACATCAGCAAAGCACCAAGTATCTATTGCAGACCAAATAGAAATGGCAACTGAATGTCCTAACTTTATAGCCGTAGATGTTGCAAGAATGATAAATACACATAAGACCATACAATAAGTACCCGATGGTTTGGTAGTAGAGCCTTAAAAAACTACCACTTCATTACACAAATATAAGGAGATAACAATTATGCCACAAGACAATTACCATTATGGACAAAATCATTTATACACTATTGCTTCTCAACTATCAAGAGTAGTTGAACAGGAGAACCCAGCAGATAGTATCACAGTAGGTATTGCAAATGGGTTAAGACAACTGTATGACAACGGCTTATGTAATAGTGATGTTACACAAGCACTCATGGTTAAAGCATGGAAGTTAGTATTATTAAGAGAACTTGCAGACGATAGCGAAGTAAAAGAAATCGGAGAATATGTAGACCTATTAGCAAGAGAATTTGTAGACAGTATAGATAAGTTAGGCATACAAACTATACTAAAAGAGAAGTTAGGTTGTTAATAAAAGACTTGACAAAATAAAAACTTTATGATAAGATAAAAGAGTAACAGATAGCATAACCTATATACTTAATGCCAATAGTATATAGTACAAGTAAAAGGAGATAACATATGGCACTTACGAAAACACAGATTAACTACTTGGAAAACAAGTTAGACAGAGCAGTTAACAACAAAATTGACAAATTCAGAACTGAAATCGGAGAAGGGAAATCAACTGATAAAGTTTTAGTTGATGAAATTGTTGCAGGTAACATTAAACTATTATCACAAAAGGAAATCATTAAGAAACTTAAAGAGAAAACATCTTGTAGTGGTGGTTATTATTACAACTATTCCCTTTATGTAAATGAAATGGTATCAGAACAGGACAAAGAACGAGTTGAAAAAGAAGTTCGTGAGAGAGAAAACAAAATCAACGATTATAGGGATAAACTATACAAAGCAAAACAAAATGCTCTTGATAACATAGTCCTTAATGGTGTTGATGTTGAAACGGCACTTGCAGAGTTAGAAAAGATTAAATAATCTTTTGATACATAATGAGGGGGTATCTTTTACCCTCTCGTTCTCCTAACTATTGACAAGTTAAAATGTTTAATGTAAAATGTAGAAGTACACAAACAGAAAGGAAGATAACAATATGACAGAGCAAATTAGTATTGAGTTCTTAAAGAATTTTAGAACAGAATTTAAAGACGCAGTAAAAGAGTTGGAAGAAAAACATGGAATTGTCATTCATTTAGGTAACATTAGTTATGATAGTTCTCACTTCACAGGTAAAATTGAAGTAAGACTTGATAGTGTTAGTCCTAATCAAAAGTACATAGATACATTCAAGTTATTGTATAAAATGTATGGACTTGACGAGGACTCCCTTAACAAATCATTTAAGTCAAATGGACAAACCTTAAAGTTTGTTGGAATTGACAGTAAGAAAAGACAATACCCATGTATATGTCAAACTGAAAGTGGTAAGTCTTATAAGTTAAGTGTGGAACAATTAAAGTTACACCTTAATACATTAGTTTAAACCAATCATTTAGGGTAGGAAATACCTACCCTAATTACTCCTCCCCAATTTGTTGTGTAGGTATTAAGAGAGTTCTTGATACCTTTTTTCTTAACAAAACTTTACATAACTGAACAATATTAGTAAGTTGGGTATTGACAGACGATAAAACATAGTTTATACTAATAGTAGTTGACAATTATAAGGAGCAACACTATGACCGAAAGTAAAAGGATATGTGTCATTTGTGGTGCAGAGTTCACCCCAAATTCACCCTCACAAAAAATATGTGGGAACCGAGAATGCTATGTAGAAAGAAGAAGACGGTACACCCGGAGCCACGCAGAAATGTATAGACAACTTAATAGTGAGTACAGAAAGCTACCAAGAGTTAAAGAGTATAGGGCAGCTTATGACAAAGAGTATCAGCAGAAACACAAAGAACAAATCAAAGAATACAAGAAAATGTGGTTTCAGAAACAACAATTCTTAAAGTATTTAGAGAAAGGACAGTTACTTAAAAACATTTATTATTATTCACTATCACAGGAAGAACGACAACAGGCACTTGACAAGATAAAATAGATAATTTATAATGTTATCAGCAAAAGGAGATAACATTATGAAAAAACTATTGACATTAATTATTTTATTTGGTACAATGTGCAGTGCTTACGCAGTGGACACTTATATGAGTCCAGAGTTATACAGGGCATATGGTAAGCAACAAATCAAAGCAAAGGATATTAAAGGGAACACTATCCTTATCACTCCAGACTATCACAGTTACGCAGAGAGAAATGAAAAAGTAAGTGAAAAGATAGTGGCTATCTATGACAAGAGAAGTCCAGCCTATGGATATAGGTATGTGTTGTATACACCGTTAGGTAAGTATGTAGGACATCATAAGATAATGCAACCGAGTCTGAATGGGTATGGGTATGACCCTGTTCCAGACGGAGATATTAATGGAATTACAAGCAAGACACCTTGCTTTAGAACCATTGAGGAAGCAAAACATTATTACTATCCACAATGGTATTAAAAGATTTAGCTCTCTCTTCTTAATAAACTATCACACACTCTCGTGATAGTTTTCTTTTATAAGAATTGTGTATCGCAGTGGCAAAGGTTAGTGAAAATCATGGAAATTCCGGGAGAGGTATTGACAACTTAAAAAAGTTAGTTTATAATGTAAATGTAGCAGATAACCATAAGGAGATAACAATGACACACATTATTTATGACAATGTAAACACAAACAATCTATCAGAAGAAGAATTAGACTACCTTGAAAACTATGCATTTGATGATGAGTTAGTAAATCTAAAAGTACAAACGGAAGGACAAATCGTAGCAATAGCAAGTATGGGCTTGTGGAACGGCAGAAAGCAGGGTTATAAGTTAGGTACACATATGCTATCAGACGTATTAACAATAGGTAATGAGGACTACATACAGTTATATTATGACGGCTTTAATGTTCGTAAGACTGCACATCATCATGACGGTACGAACTATATCCTCTTTAGAGAATTCAAGCCGGGACTTTCAGACGCAAGTAAAGAAAACTTCATTAACAAAGTATATAGCGGAGAAAAAATAGACAATGCAACACTTAATAGATATACAAGAAGTTTGAAAAGATATGTTAAGAGTATTTACGGCTTTTAAGCCGTAGTACTTGACAAAATAAAAAGTCTATGACACAATAAAAAAGCAGATAACAAAAGGGTAACAAAATGAACTATTTAACCGTACAACAGTTAATAAATGAACTTCAAAAGGTTGAGGATAAAACCATACCTGTTTGTATTGACGGAGATACAAAAGACTACCTTGTAACAAGTATAGCTGAAATGAAATATGTTGTAACAATATTTACTTGTTACCAAGACTACAAAGAAGTTTTAAACTTAAAATAAAGGAGATAACAACATGAATGTAGTTAAACAAGCACTATACTCATTTATGAGTAAATGGCACCAGAATCGAAACTTTAATATTCAAGTTAGGAACATAGACTGTATGTATTATGAGGGTACACTTCTCAGAAAGTTACCTCCGGGCAAACGACCTACAAGTGTAGAACTTGCCATAGCAGAAATCTCGTTAGCAATAGGATATGTAGACTGGAGTGAAATGACACCTATGAAAAAAGACTTCATGAAATTATACAACCTAATGAAACAACACATCAGAGGTACGGCATGCACTTATCACGCAGTAGCACAGTTCTATAATAAGTATTATGAAAGTGGTTCAGAGGCAAACATTATGATGAACGCAGTTGATGAGGCATATTGTTACTTTGAATTTGAATAAAACACTTGACAAGATAAAAACTTTGTGATAAAATAAAAGAGTAGCAGATAACAAGCCGTAAGACGGCAGAAAGAGGTAACAACTATGGGTTTAGACATGTATTTATTTAAAAGAATAGGTATCTATGCTATGTATGAATTTGAGAACATTAATGGTACCGTATTCTTAACTAAAAGCGGAGAGGAAATTCCTATTAACCTAAAGAAAATCAGTACTATTACGGAACAAGCAGCCTATTGGCGAAAATCAAATATGATACACCAATGGTTTGTGGACAACTGTCAAAACGGAGTAGATGACTGTGGCGAATATGAAGTTACACTTGACCAAATCAGAGAATTAGTCAGAATTTGTAAGACCATATTAAAAGACCATAGTAAAGCAGAACTATTATTACCAACGCAAGCAGGGTTTTTCTTTGGTAGTACAGAAATAGACGAATGGTATTTTGACGACCTTAAATTAACTGTGAAACAACTTGAACCATTACTCAAAGAGAAGTTTCCCGAAGGTGTCTATATATCATATACCTATCATAGTTCATGGTAATATTGAGAGGGAATATTCCCTCTCTCACTTGACAACTTAATTTAGATATGGTACAATGTAAATGTAGCAGATAACATTTTCCCTTTAAATTAAGGGAATACAAACAAGAAAGAGGTAACAATATGTCTATTGAAACAATGAAAATCAGTGAACTCATTGCATTTTTAAATGCAGAAAAGAAAAGACTAGGGGATGTTCCTGTGTTCCATCAGAGTGACCCCGAAGGTAATGGGTATGGTACAATAAACCCTAGATGTATCTTTTATTCAGACGGAACAGACACTAAAATAGGGAAAGCCTTGTTTATTGCCCCATTTGACGAGGGTATAGAGGACGAAATATTTGAAAGTATGTTTTAATCATAAGGCTTGGGTAGTGCCTTTAAACTACCCATTTATTACACAACTAAAAGAAAGGATAACACAATGGGTGCACAATACATCTCAAGAGCAATTAAAGAAACAGGCAGAAAAGATATAGAAAAGAAATTCCGAGAAATTGTAGAGGAATGTATTTATGAATATGGGCACGATTCATACAATGGTACATTCTCTACAATGAGTGGAGTATCAGTTGTTAATCGTACATTCTCTAATAGAGATAATGCTGAGGAATACATTATTGACAAAGCGGAAAAATGGGGTGACGCATTAGCAGTCACAGTCAAAGAGGAAGGTAAAGAACCTTATACATTGATAGGTGGTTGGGCAGCCATTTAGGTTGCCCCCCTTGACAACTTAAGCAGTCAGAGTTATAATGTAATTGGTAACAGATAACAAGAAAGGAAGATAACAAATGTTTAATGATGACGGATTTATGGTAATCAACTTAGCAACGGCAGAATGCGAACTAGGTTTTGCTACAAGAGAACAGGCAGAAGAATTTATTCAAGCAATTGATATCCCGGAAATCACTCAAGAAGAATTAGAGGATGATGAGTTCGATATGGGAGAAACAGAAAGAACATTGATAATGCCATATTACATTAACGAATCAGATGAGCCTAATGAGTTGACTATCTACAACAATGGCAGAAGTGATAGACCATTTTCATCAGCAGCCGAGTACTATGAAGATACGCTTAATGATGATTTCATCAGTACACAGGACACACCAATCAGATTAGGATTAGCATAAGGAGAACAAGCAATGTATTACATAGAAGCAATAGAATCAGATTCAATAGAATTACAAAATCCATTAACAGAACATGATGTAATTGAACGAGCAAGAAATTATAGTAATGACTTGATTACTAATATGGTACAGGCAATCCAAACATTAAATAAAGCCGGGTATCAAGTCTTTGAAGATTGTTAAAATCATATTGTTATCTCAAATAAGCGACAGGGCGTAGGTGAAATCCACGCCCTGCTTGCGTTTGCACCGCACCGGGTAACCTCCCTCAAATTTTTAAAAATTCCAACAGGGAATTTTATTGATTAATGATTTAAAACAAAAGACTTGACAACTTAAAAAAGTTATGTCATAATATAAGTGTAGATAACAGTACATTGATAACAAATGAAAGAGGTAACAAATGGACGCAATGCAAGAGTACATGAACAGTGTATACGCTAGTCCGTATGGGGCTATGCGTAAGAAATTACAGGACAACGGCTATATCAGACTGGTATTCCGGGAGAATTGCCTGTATGATGACGAATTATGGGTACACCCAGACACCATAGAAGCCTATGTGGACGGCACCCATAACCCAAAATGGATATTTGTCTATAAAGACAAATTCCTAAACTCATGGTCATCTACACAGACCCAGAGAAGATACAGGAAACTGTGCAAATGGCAACTACAAGTTCTTTCCGACAATGGGCTAATTTTATAGCCCATGCCGGGACAGGGCTTGACAAGATAAAATAGATAATTTATTATGTAAACGAAAGGAAGATAACAATGAAAGTATATGAATTGATTAATGCTTTACAAAAGCTACCGCCTGATGATGATATTGTAATCACAGCACTTGATGATTACTTCTATGAGAAAGATTTTGAAGTACACTCACCATACTTTGACGGTCAAGCACAAGAGATAATAATTAATAGTTATTTTAGTAAAGGAGAATTATAATGTATTCAGTATTAGAATTATATGACAACGATTATGATACATACTACCCAGTTGCGTATTCACAGGATACCGGGAAATTACGCACTATGGGTATAGCAATTGAACAACTTCTAAAAAAAGACATGATAGTATGCTATCATTATGACGATAAACGAGATGAACTCATTAAAGAACCGTTTGACATGGTAAATATTAGAACATGTACTTATAATGAGAATATAGACCTATCAAAAGTTTTTTAAACCAAACACTTGACAACTTAAAATAAATGATTTATAATGATAGAGTAACAGATAACAATTTAGAAATGAGGTAACTATGAAAAAAGAAATTTACTCGCAGGGTAACAATGCGAAGTTAGGAAACAATGTGGCAATTTTAAATCTACCACCGATTAAAACTTGCCCTAACTGTTCAACATGTGTTGATTCTTGTTATGCACACTTTAGATATCAATATCCTAATGTCAATAAAAGGTGGAATCAAAATCTGGAAATGACTAAAGCAGATAACTTTGTTGAGTTATCTACAATTGAACTAAAGTATAAAGCAACACCTATTGTAAGGTTTCATGAGTCTGGCGATTTTTACAATGATGAATACATTGATAAATGCTTTGATTTAGCATGTTCAAACCCTCAAATATTTTTCTTTGGGTACACTAAAAATAAGAATGCGTTAAGACTTAATGCACTTGCCAATGTAAACATTATTTATTCACTTATTGATACAGCAATAGGTGAAGTAAGGAACTATGGCTCACAGGAATATTGTGAATACCTTCGTGACAATTATCAAGTAACGATTTGTCCTCATGGGTATACAGCAGATAAAGATAACTTCAAATGTATGATAGACTGCACGCAATGTCAACATCTTAATAGTGTTTGCTTTGTTGAACATGGTCGTAAAGCAACTACAGATAAATATTCAAGAGATAAACTATGGGAATTGCAAGTGGAACAGGGCGATTAATTGCCCTCTCCACAAGAGTGATACTACTAATAAAAGGAGATAACAAATGATTAACATTATTAAAGAATATGTTTATGATGATGGCACCTGTCCTATTACTAAAGCAGCTTTAGAGGATTTGGTTGATATTCATACAAGATTATTTTCAATAGCATGCCTGTCAGTGACTGGTAAGAAACCACAACAAACGCTTGATGACTTCATCTGGCATGTTCGTCATACTAATTACTTCAATGATTATCGTAAAGTAGATAACGATAGATATGACATTGAATACTATGACGCTGATGCCAAACCCGGCAGGATAGATAGTTGTGTCATTACAGTATCTATTAACCGTGAAACAGGTGATTTAGAATTATGTGATGAGTTAGAGTTTGGTGTTAAAGGTTGTGATGATTTAATAACCTATGATTTGAAAGATGTAATTTATACATTAAGTCAATTACAACAAAACGCTTGACAACTTAAAACAAATGATTTATAATATTAGAGTAACAGATAACCGCCCAACAGGGCAGAAAGAGGTAACAAATGGGTCAATACTACACACCAGTTGTAACACAAGATGATACAACAACAATTTTCGGAAACAGAACAGCACTTCAAACAGAAGAAGAAAAAGAAGAGTACAAAAGAAACAGCTACTCAAACTATCATGGATTAAAGATTCTTGAGCATTCATGGTGGGAGAACACTTTAGTAAAGGGTGTAATCGGTAGATTATACAACAAAAAAGGTAGAGTCGCATGGGTTGGTGATTATACAGGTGATATAATGGAAGATGTTATATCAAATGACGGAACTAAAGCACCAATGAAACCTATTGAATTGTATAGTGGTTGTGTTTATGCTCGTACACCAGACGGTAAGTTTGCAAAGGACAGCAACGGTTACAGCATAGAACTAGAGAATGAACCTTTACCAGCAGGAGTAAAGAAGTACAAAGGTTTAGTAAGATACAATCCTAACTTCACCTTAAATGATAAAGTGATTATCAATCTCACTCGTAAAGAATACTTGATTTGTAATTCTTATTACAAGAGAAGTGTTACAGATGACGGTTGGTGTATAAACCCGGTTCCGTTGTTGACTTCAACAGGTGGTGACCAAGGTGGTGGTGATTATCATAGCAACCACATAGACGCACAGCAAGTAGGTCGTTGGGCTTATGATGAGATTATCATTAAAGATAGTACACCTGCAAGAATAGCAAAGTTAGACCAAGACGGCTTCAAAGAATTGGTTGTAACCTTTAATGAAGAATTGGAAGAATTTGTGGCAGGGGTGAAATAATCACCCCCCACTTGACAACTTAAATGATTTGATTTATAATGTAATTGGTAACAGATAACAAAGAAAGTTGAGGTAACAAAATGGGTTTAGATTTAACAGTATTAGAACAAACTGACTTCCGTAAAGATGAACATGGAAGAATGCAGTACACAGTTACAGAACTTCACAACTTTAGACCTAATGGTCATAAGATTATGGAATATGTAAACAACTTATCAGATATGGGCAACTGTTCAACAGTATGCGTTGACGCAAAAGATTTTGTATGTGCCCTTAGTAGTATGAAAGATGATATGCTGTTCATTGAGCATGACGGTGAACACTATGCCAATGAAGAAAATGAATTGAGAAATGCAATAGAAGATTTAGAAGGGTTCTTAATTGATAACAACATACAAGACAATATTGAATATGGTGAAAGAACTTTTGAGGTTCACCTCTGGTTCTAACAGTAAGACTTGACAATTATATACATTTACCCTATACTAAATTAGTAAAGATAACAAAGGAGATAAACTATGACAACTACAATTATTAAGACAGAGTTTGCTCAAGAAATGATAGCAGATGATGATACTTTAATTATTACAGACCCTTGTTACATTATGCGTGATGAGGACTGGGAAGACTTTTTAAACAAAGAAGGTGATACTATCTTCTCAATGCACCCAATAAGATTGGATGAATACCTTAAACAATACCATAACTTTGGAGAAGTAATAGCTGCTGATACAGGTTATGGTGATTGGACTAACGAAGTTATAGACAGCAAGACAAACGAAACCATAGGGGAGTTTACAGCAGACGCAGGCATGGTAATAGTTTGCACAGCAAGTGACCTCACTAACTATGGTTATGATAAGGAAGAAGTACAGCAACTACAAGAAAGAGGATGTCTGGCAATAGTACCTAATTTCTCTGGTTCAATTAAATTAGTATATGAATATACAGATAGTGGTAAGTTAGCTGTATTATATGGTAGTGCAAAAGATATTGACGATACCTCGTTTCACACTTTAGGGTGGGCAACAGAGGGAGAATAAGTACCTCATTTGTTATCTATAAAAAGGGAGAAGTTTTATTCTCCCTTTATTCTTTCAACCGGGCTTGACAACTTAAAACAAATGAGATATAATGGAAGCGTAACAGATAACAAGAAAGGAAGATAACAATGAGTTATGAAATTGTAAGAAATTGTAGCGTACTACAAGACAAAGAAACAGGCAGATACTATGCCAAACTTAAAACAGCTTCTAATAATGTATGGCCTCACTATTATGAAGAATGGACATACGGCTTAGGTGACAAGCACTTAACAAAAGAAGAACTGGAGAAGATGTTATTACTGGACTTCTTTTATGGTAACTTGCAGGGTGGAAGCTCCCGGTTCCGTAAGACAGTACAGGAGATAAGAAAGTATGACAGACAGCTTCTTGACAGATACTACAAGATAGAAAAAGTTTATTACAGCGTAAGCAGGAGAATGTGGAGAACAGAAGACAGAGGTGGTTCTCGCTATGAAAGACTATCAGCGTTATGTAAGAAGCTCCATGAAATGCGTGATGAAGAAGCAAAGACTGTATTGTATGATTATATGAAGAAACATACAGCAGATATAAATGCTCGTAAGGTTCATCCATTTGTAGTGATTGAAAAATCCACAGGTAACTTTGTAACGAAGATTACTAAAACTAAATACTATACTTCTTGTTGGAATAATAATCCTCACCTGTTTACTTCAAAAGAACTCTGGAGAAGATTGGAGAATGACTGGTGGAAAGAACACTTTATCATAGAACAGGTATCTGCATATCTCGGCTAAAAAGCCGGGGTGGTGCAGGGGCTAAAGTTTCTGGAGATTCTGGAAAAATCCACAGGGCTTGACAACTTAATTTAAACGATTTATAATTATAGAGTAACAGATAGCAAAGAAAGCAGGTAACTATGACGATTATTGTAAACAAAGTGGTTTATGTAACCCAACCGTTTCAACAACAAGAACTGGAATTATTTGACGGTTATTTTGACTACAATGGCTGTCGTAGGATTCTAACTGGAGAATCTTGCAGGCACTTGGAAGATGATGTTGCAGAAGGAGAATGCCTCACAGCAGAAGAACAGTCTGACTTCACCTATCCAACAACAGAAGAACTCTCCACTTTTAAAAGGAAATTAGGGTATCAACTATATGATATGCTTATTAACAATGAAATAGATTTTGTAGAATTTGAATAGGAGATAACAGCATGAGTACAATTTATTTAAGACATCTTGTAACTAATTGTAATATGAAAGCAATTAGAAGAAAATTAGACGAACTATTAAACTTTGACCCACAAATAGTGGACACAAGAAATGAATATCCTTTGCTATCTGACGCAGAAGATATGGGCTACTCTAATAACTATGCTTATTTACAGGATAAGTTTATGGGCTACTATGCCAAGCGTGACCGGGAACTTGATGAGCATAACGACCAAGTGTATGGACACGACAACAGGGAATTAGAGTGCATACAGTTTGCTGTTGAAAGTCTTATGGAATACCTTATAAAAGAATTAGACATTAGAATAGACAGCAGTGTTATATTCTTTGCAGGTATAATATCAATAGCAATAACAGCCCATGTCTATGACTAACCATGCCAGTTAGCCCACTTTACAATTTTGTTACTTTTAACATTTTTGTAAAGTAGGCTTGACAAGGCAACAAAAGTATGATAAAGTAATAATGTAGCAGATAACAAAAGGAGATAACAGCAATGAAAGAATTTGAAATTTTCTTAGGTGACTTGACACCACAAGCACAGGAAAGACTGGCACAATATGTGGACTTAAGTGAAACAAACTATGACACATTCCCTTTAGCAACAGTACCTTTCTATGAAGAGGGTGAGGTGTAATATGAACACAAACTCTATTAAAGAATATCTTGAAGAAGAAATAGGAGAACCTCTCTACTTCTTTGAATATAGGGTAGCACTGGTTAAAACTGATATGACAGGTGTAAACTACCAGACCTGCTCTGATGAGGACTTCTATAAGGAAGCTGCTGAACAGGGTACTATATTCTCATTAAAGGGCTTTGAACTATTCATCTACTCTGGGGCTTTAACCGAGATGATGAATAGTGTACAGCACCCATACTACCTGCTTCCACGCTTCATACCAGTATTCCAAGATGATTATTTTAGAACTTATATAGATACAAGAGAAAATAGGAGAAATCGCTATGACATGTAAAGAAAAAGTATTAACAGTAAAGGACTTTATATCACTTCTACAAGAATGTGACCAAGATAAAGCATTATCAGTATATGATATAGGTACTGGAGAAAGATATTACCTTAATATGTATGATATAGACTTTGATGTTGAAGACCATGTAGAAATAAATATAAACAAATAGAAACAAAACACTTGACAACTTAAAATAGATATAGTACAATGTAAGAGTAACAGATAACAGCAGAAATGCAGAAAGAGGTAACAAATGCCAAATTGGGTAAGAAACAGAATTATTGCGAAAGACTTTGCAGAACTTAAGAAACATTTAGTAAATGAAAAAGGTGAAGTGGACTTTAATGTAGCAATCCCTATGCCACAAGACCTACATATTATGAGTGGTTCATATTCTTATGAACAACAGCACCGTTCTTGGTTCTCTGAATTTACAGCAAAGAGAATTAAGGAACAGTCACCTGCTGATGTCCTAATGGCACAGCACTACAACGACACTATAACACAGGAACACTTTGTAGGTGTGTGCTTATTGGACAAAGAACTTGTAGATACAGTTAGAAAAATTAGAGGTTATAAACTTCGTGGTGAACACAAAATGTCCAAAGAGAACTTGCGTGAAGCATTAGAAACCTTCTTCAAAGGGTACTTCAATGTACAAAGATACGGTTGGAAAGACTGGTATGACTGGTCTATTGATAACTGGGGTACAAAATGGAATGCCAGTGAAGGTATGGTTGATGATGAGAACCAAGTAATTGAATTTGATACTGCTTGGAGCATGCCAGAAGGTATAATCAAAGAGATATGTAAATATACTCCAATTAGAATTGAATATGCTGATGAAGATTTAGGTTCTAACTGTGGTATAGAAGATTACTTTGTTGATGAGGACGAAAACTCTACCTGTGAAACAGTAATGGAAGGTTCAGTTGAATTAGCCAATGAATGTTGGGGCTATGGACACATATCAGTCTATGATGATGAACAACAGGATTGGATTGAAGATGAAAATGACAGCAGATTCATTGAGGCTAACAAGAAGTATCAAGCAACCATAGATGAAATCTGTGTATTGATGAACCCAAGTACATTTGATAAAGATTTTATAGAGGTGTAACTATGAAACTACCAAAGAACCAAGTAATAATTGATGATTTAACATTCTATTTACACAACATCAATGACACAGGTGTAAATGTATATGTTCATGCGTATGCTTATGATGTTACTGAATTTGATAATTACTCCGTAGAAATCTACATAGTAAATGAATATCATGAAACTCAAAGATTACATTCCACTTTACATGTTGATTCTAATGGTGGAATAGAGGAAGAACAACCTATGTTAGATGATATAGAAAACGCAGTATTAGATGTCCTCTTTGTCAATAAAGAGAACGGAATAATAAGAGGGTTTTAACTATGGAAAATCAAATCATAATGGACAACATTGAATTCTTCATAAACAACTTCAACGGCACTGGTGACGACTATAAAGTCGTTGCCTATGCCCAAGATATAGAAGAGTCCGATATGTACGGAGTGGACATCTATAAGTTGGGCGAAGACCTTTGTATAGCTGATAGAGTAAGTACATTATATGTTGATTCTTGTGGTGGTTGTTTAGAATATGAGGTTCCCGGAGCTAAACTATCTGAACTGGAAGAATATGTCCTAAACATATTATTTGTTAATAGACAGCATGGAATAATAAGGAGATTTTAACTATGTATAAATTCACAGCAGAAAATATCGGAGATATAGCTAGAGGACTATCAATGCCACAGCTAATACATTTTCTAGGAACTTATGATAACTATGTACAGGAGTTCTTTGAATCACACGATTCCGGGTCACAACCTGTATGTATGTTGGAATATTATACTAATGACTATACTATCCCTAACATATAATCATTGACAAGATACATAAGTATATGGTATAATATAAAATGGTAACAGATAATATAAAGGAAGATAACATGAAAGAAGAAAAAGTTAGTATTAACGAATTGATTTCTATGGCGAACTATTCCATAGAAGAAACAACAGTGCCCCCATATGATGAGATTGTGGACAACTTTTCATCAACTTGGGCAGATATGTACTTAGATGAAGACTTAAAGGAACAGACTGGCATGCATTGCTATATAGTCCATGACGATTGTGACTGTGGTAGCATAAGAGCCATAGTTGTTCAACCAACCCTAAATAATGAAGCTAAGTCTTTAATAATTGATATTATGGACAATGTAATATTTGACCTAATATATAATGATACAGTGGAGCAGGCGACTGGTAATGAAGGTTCAGCGGATTCAGCTTACGGACCGGGATTCAGTGATGATTATTCATCCTTATTGGAATTCATTAGAACTAATGAGTACGCTCAAGAAAATGTATCAAACTATGACTACTCGTGGCTTCTTGTGCTCGTGGACAACAGATTAGACTTAGTAGAATTATAAGGAGAATAAAAATGAACACAGTATCTCAAGTACTATCAAATGTATTTAAAGTTAAAGATAAATTATTAGTAAAAAGACTGCTGGGCAGTGCAGGATTCTATGTGGATGAATATGACGAAGGCTTATGCTTCTATGATAATGATGAGAACTCAGCATACCTCTGCGATATGCAACTGGTAAAATATGACGGCTACCCTATAGTTGTCCAAACTGACTATAATGAAGATGAGGATTTCTACTTTGCAATTGAAGAATATGCTAAGGTAAAAGAAGATGATATCAACGAGGACCTTATAGAAACAGTTGACTTCTTTGAATGGTTGCAATCACAGCTGCTTGATGGAGAATCCATCCAAGTTACTGAAATTGCACACGAGGGACTACGGTGGCAAAATGGTAGTGGCGTAGTAATAACTCAGAATGGTTACCAGTGGTTTGACCTAAATAGAATGCTACAGAAATTTGCTGATGAACATGTATAGTATACATTGCCGGGGAGAGTTAATTCTCTCCCTAGGACACACCCTTTAAATTTTAAATTAATAAAAGGAGAATAGTATGACAATAGAAAAAAACATAGTAATATTAACTGAGGGCTCAGAAGAGTTGATGCAAGGTATAATAAGAGGTATAGAAGCTCTTGATAATAATCATCAGGTTGGAATCATCTACGGTCAGTATGACCACCCTGAAATGACTGAAGCAGAATCCATTCTAGTGGACCTTACTGGAGCCGTGATTATTAAGACTCCCCACGTAAAGGCAGTAGCCCCTGCTGGTAAGGAGGTTGAATGTATAGAACTCAACTTCAGTGAAGATGTATATAATTCTAAAAGAGACACAATAATAGAATATATTAAAGATAATTATGATTATTTGATTCAAGAAATCTTAAATTAATGTATAATTGTTATCTTCTATCCCTACAGTGTTTAGTTATCTGTTACAAAAGACTAAAGTTACCCACTGTAGGGTTTCTTTTTATGCCACAGCGGGTAAACTTTTGATGATTTCTGGAAAATTCCCAAGGGAATGATGTTAAAAATTATTATATTGTAACATGTTACAATATAATAATTTCAAAATGACCACTAATGAGCATGTTTATGATGATTTTATAATAAAACGATTCATATCATGCTCATTAATGTATATTAACGATTTAAAAAATTATTATATTGTACTGTACACGTACAATATAATTTTCGATTTACTAACTCTTTATATACATAGGGAAATTATTAGTGATTGCCGGGCTGGGTAATCACTTTTCTTTATAGATTGATGGATTAAGTTATTAACATACACCTTTCACCATGCCAGCAACTTCGTTGCAAGATTGGTGAGATTGTGTAAGGTGTTAGTTGACAATGTAAGATAATATCTTACATAACTAAAGTTATAACCAAAGTTAAAAATTATTATATTGTAACATGTTACAATATAATAATTTCACCAAGTGTCAAATGATGATTGACTTTTTGATTCTTTTACAACTATGACCAAGGTGACCATTGATTGCCAGAGTGATTGATTGCCTGAAAGATTGATGGCTATTGCTTTTGAAGATGATTGATGGTGTGAGGTATGACATGCTATGGTCAAGTGGTCAGAGGTGTAATTAGGTAAAGTCTGGAACGCAATAGGCACAGGGCTGGCGGGCTGCCACACCTCTCAAACCCTTGCCAAATCAGCCTCTTTCCCCATCCTCGTATCAAACACAGCCACAGTAAAGGTTTACAACCCCTTGGGAAATGGGCATTGTAGGCATACATTGCACTTCGCATATACTTCTCTTTAATAACCTCATAATGTAAGACACTATCTTACACGTTTGTCAACTTATATCTTACTTATGTATTATCAGAGTTTACACTGTCAGTTTCCACTTTACAAGTGGGTTCTGTAATTCGTCTCCCGGTTTTCTTATCCAGCACTTTCAAAACTTCTTCTTGTTGTTTCTCATTTAGCACTCTAAACATATTTATACTTACATTACTTTTGTACAGCTTCGCTGTCGGTTCGTAAATAAAGTATTCATAATACTGTTGTTTTAATTGTTCAAACTTATCTTCTATTAATTCACCGAAGGCTTGTGTATATACATGGCATGCTACTATTTTATTATCATTACATATTTCTACAATATTATCCTTTGTATAATATTTATCAAGAATCCCATTTATATCTTTATAATGTTCTGGTATATACAACAGGTCATTCATTCTGGCAAAGTTCCACCTTATTAACTTTTTACATCTATGTTTACCTATCTTTATTAATTCATTACATAGTTTTTCACATTTATCATACTGTTCTTTATCGCCTTCTTTATATGCAATATTCCACCATATCTTTAGTATATCTAAGTTCCTTTTATTTAATTCTACTTTTTTCATTTTACATAATTCTCCCATAGGCTTCCACTACACTGTATTTCCTTTTCATTAAAATACTTTTGACAATGTTCACAAGGTAGAAACATCATATACATAAAAGCACAATGTTCATCATTATATGGAGAGCATGCCAAGCTATGCAAATAACTCTGTAAATAATCTTTTACTTTATCATATTCTTCCATTACTTAAACAAGTGCTCCTTATAGTTACAACACATTCTATAGTCACCTTTTTTCTTATCATGGAATTGTACACATTCTACACAGTTATTGCAATTTAAGTGTAATAAACTCATAAAGGCACAAGTCATTGTATGGAATATGTGTTCTTCCTTTAAGTAATCTTCAAGGTCATTCTTTATTCCTATATTCTCTGTAAAGTGTTGTGATATACAATAATATGCCATACTATTTATTTTACCTTCCAGTTCATATAAGTACATCTATGTCTTGTATTAGCTTTATTATTCATAAAGTATATACAATAGCCACAATTTAAGTGCAGTGTATTCATAGCAGTACAATGCATATTATCACATTGTGGTTCATACTTCAAATAATCTTTTAAGTCATTTAATATATCAGACTCTATTATTTGAGACATAAACTTTCAAACCTTTCCATACCACATAAACAGCCTTTTTTAGAGAACATACAGCCCATACTATGTTCATATGGTAAGTCATGAAAGCCATATTTACAGTTTGTACTTCTATCTTCATATTTCTTCCACCCTAAAGTTACAGGGCAGAATTTATTACCCTTATTCTTCTTTTCTACTTTAATCAGTAATTGTAAATATTCTCTTTCTATATCTTTCATACTATTTATTATACCACAACTTATACATACTTGTCAACTTACTATTTTATACATACTTCTATGACAGGAGCAGAATCTATCACACGTTTTAACACAATAATTATAAGTAGAACTTTCATTTATCATAGTGACACCTACACAATATTTCTTATGCCTCATATAAGCATTAGAACAATTATTATTTACTCTTATTCCTGTCATTAACATCTTTAAGTATTGTGCATGTTTACTCATTACTTTAATACTTCTCCAAATCTTTCATATGTTCTTGTTATACATAGAGGGTATAAGTTACATTCTAAACAACTTCTTAATTTATCTCCAGAAGTTATTAAAGCTGCTGGAACACAATACCTATAATATTGTGCACCACTCCATTTAGTACCTTTAATTACACTTCTTATATGTTTCACATCAAGTTTCTTCTTTTTTATTAATCTTTCTATTCTATTCATCTTAAATATTTTAATCCTCTTCTGCAATAAAATCTGTTTTTACATTTACCACAGTAATCATCTGTGTTAGTATTATCAGCAACCATTATTTCAAACCAACAATAACTACACTTCTTTAAGTTTGCGTCTACTGCCTTCCGTAATACCCAGAACTCCATCATTTAACCAAACCTCTTACCTGTATTGCTCTTTCACATAAAAATCCATTAAGAGAGAATCTGCAATTATTACAAGTAGAAACACAAGGCATTACACTATCACATAATGTTAAATTATGTCTTTTCTTCTTATGCATATATCTTACTATTCTACTATATCCTGTCTTTATCATATCTTTATTATACTATACCTGTCTTATCTTGTCAAGCTACCATACTTACAAAACTCCAGTATATACAATTAGTTACTTCCATTAAACCGAAATCATTTGTTTCTCTTACTATTTTTTCATCATAACAGAATCTACAATTATTACATCTGTTGTGTTTAAAAGGAACTGAACCTGTATCACAACCTGTATTATCATAAAAAGGCTCTATTCGTGCTCTTAACTCGTCTAATTCATAACTATCTCTTCTGTAAAGCCACATTATTTTAATCCTTTATATAACCACATATCATAAGCACAAACACAAGTAGGATAATTACTATTAAATACACAAGGGCATATCTGGCATGCCATATTATCATACCTTTCACTTGCACCTAAAGGCATAACTTTATCACATATAAACTGTGTGTAATTATACTTATATGTGTGAATCATATCACTTAAATTATTCAGAAACATTCTTTCTACTATTCTATTCATTTTACTATGTATCTCATTACATGCCACCTTTCACAGAATTGTACACCCCAGCTGCTAGGAATATATAATCTACAGAAGTGACAAGTATTATTAAAAGGCACACCACAAGCATAACACATAGGGTGTATCTGTTTACATGCCTTTATGCTTCTTCTTAATTTTTTAATGTCTTTGTCATCACCTAAATAAGTAGTCATCTTACTCCTTCATGTATATGTATTAATCTATTACATATACCATTAAATCTACAGCAAAAGCACCCACCACCAAAAGGCATACTGCCTGCAACACAAAGCGTATGGCTATATCCTTCTTTGACATGTCTGTCAATAGCACTTCTCAGTAAATCTACCTGTACTGAACTTATTGGTCTTCCGTCTACATATATTGTCATTTAATTGCCTCTGTTATAATACAAATGTTATAATATCTACAGTCCGTACAACAACATTCGTTATATAATATTTCATTTAAGTAACACTCTCTGCTTGCCGTGTGTGTAGGTTTATAATATATTACTGTTAAAGTACCTAATCTACTTAATTCTATCATTATATTAATACCTTCCCGGCTGAACTGTGACAATACTGTTTCCACATACAATCTTTGCAAGTATTGTACTGTTCATTTGTTATAGCTTTATGAGTAGTGCAATATTTTCTCTTATGGTAATCATTATTTACATACATCTTAATACCATAATCATCTATGCACTTCTTCTCTATTGTATTCTTATGTGCATGAATCATTGCATTTAAAGTTACATCATACATATTGTTATCTCACTTTCTTTATTAAATCTCTTTCACATGCCATTTTACTATCTGTGTCACACCTTCTGCATAGTAGGTAGCAACCGTGTTCATACACAAGGTATTCCCAGTCGCAGTGAATTAACCAAGGTCTCCGTGCATATTTTCTTATGCACTCTTTTATTCTTAACTTGTCGTGGTTTCCTACTGTCATACCAAACACCTTCTGAATAGTGTTACACCACAGCATTTGTTCAATGGCTTGTGTGGAA